GGCCCCCAGCGTGATCGTCAACATCGAAAACAAGACCGGCCAGCAAATGACGGCCAAACAGGGCGGAATGCAGTTCGACGGCAAGCAATTTGTTATCAGCACCATCGTTGAAAACGTAGAGAACAACGGAGTTCTTCGCGGCATGATGGCCGGAGCAGGGGCATACTGATATGGCGGCATTTCCTACCTTATCGGCAGATTTTCAGTCGTTCCCGGAGCAGCCGGTAGACGATACCATTTCAAGCCAGTCCGAGGCCGGCTATACCACCACCCGGCCACGGTTCACCCGTCAACGCCGCACCTTTGGGCCGGTCAAGATGATACTGGACAGGTCAGACCGCGACGTTCTGGTGGCCTTTGACGCAACCGTAAAGGGCAGCTCTATCTTCACCATATCGCACCCAGAGACAAGCGAGGTGCTGAATGTCAGGTTCAAGTCAGACGGCAGGGTTAAGACGGAGCCGGTGATGGGCAGCAATCCAGATGCCCGTATGTTCGTTGCAGAGTTCAGTCTAGAGGAAGCGTAATCATGCCAAATGACGCCGTCAGCATCAACCTTGATGACCTCCAAGAGATCATGGACAGCTTGCCGGAAGCGCCGGCAGGATCCGAGAAGCGCCGCAACGTGCTGACCAAGGATGATGTGCTGGTGATTGCCAGGGTGGTTCAGGCGGTCAGCCACAACCAGTGCGCTATGGGTTTTACGGCTGAAGAGATTGGCAAGGTCAAGGGTTTTATCAGGGCCGTGAACGCTGGCATCCTTGGCATAGGCTGGCTGATTGTATCAAGCATCGTGGTCGCCATTATCGGCTTCGCAGGGTGGGCGGCAAAACACGGCATAATCGAGATGGTTAATAGTGCAAAGGATCCGGTGAAATAAATGGCAGATTTCGCAGCAGCATACGCAAAAACCATGCGACACGAAGGCGGCTACGCCAACAACCCGGCCGATCGTGGCGGCGAGACCTACAGGGGCATTGCCCGTAAGCATTGGCCCGGCTGGAAAGGGTGGCCGATTGTCGATTGGGCCAAATCGCGACCTGGCTTCCCCCGCAGCTTGTCTGGAAACGGTGAATTGCAGCGGATGGTCGAAGAATTCTACCGTTCTGTGTTCTGGTCCAGCTGGATGGACGCCATGCCGAGCCAGGAGCTTGCAGAGTGGTATTTCGACAAGAGTGTAAACATGGGCATGGCCCAGGCCACAAAATTGATTCAGCGGGCCGCTGGCACTGTTGCTGACGGCAAGTATGGCCCCAAGACCCACTCTGCTGTTTTGGCCGCACTGAAAGACGACGCAGCCGGGCTGGTAGAAGAGTGCCGAGAGCAGGCCCGGTCGTTCTACACGCATCTTGCAGAGTCCAACCCATCACAGCGGCAATTCCTGAAAGGATGGTTAGCCAGGGCATGATCACCCGCTACTGTTGGGAGCTTGACCGATACCACACCGGAACACCACCTGAATGCACCAACTGCGGCAGATGCAGCCGCTTTATGGAAAAACCCACGAAAGGGGAGAAGAAATGATCATCGAACTTTTGAAAAGCCGCACCGTTTGGGGCGTGGTGGCCATGATTGCCGCGCTGGTAGCCAAGAGATTTGGCTTTGAGATCGATGCAGACGGCATGACCACCGATCTGCTGGCTGCTGCTGGCGCTGCTTTGGCTGTATATGGCCGGGTCAAGGCTGGCGGCCCTATTACAAAGGCCGAGTGATGGAATGGGCAGCAGTTGTGTCGGCAGTGGCAGGGCTGCTGCTCTACATCCTCAAGCAGTATGAGAAGAATCAGCCCAAACGTGATCAGGAGGCCGCAGAAGATGCGACACAACAGGGCCGTGACGATATTGACGATCTTGATGCTGTTGCTGTCAATAACCGGATTGATAGGATGTTCACGAAATCAGATCGTCCTGCAGGGCAATCAAGCAGTCCCGTTACGACAGGGCGAATTAGCGCCATTCGCGGGGTGGATAATCGGCAACGAGGCCCTGGCCAGGATACTTGAAGAGGCTGAACGCTGCCAGTCCGTGAAGTAATCAACCGCACCGTCGAGACGACAGGAGCGATACTTGAAAAACCTGCCACCCGCCATACTGAGAGCCGCAAACCGGCTTGATCAGGACAACCCCTGGCTGATCCTGCTGGATATCGCCATTGATGGCGAGCCCACCATGTACCTGGTGAACAATACCGATGATGTGGTGTTCGACGGTCGCACCTACGTTGCCTTCGGCTTTCAGGTGGACATGCCTAAGGAAAGCAGCAAGGGCGAGATCCCAAGCATACAGCTGGCCGTTGCCAATGCCACCCGCACCCTGCAGACCTACGTCGAAAAATACGAGGGTGGCGTGGGGGCCGCTGTGACTCTGCGGGTGGTCAATGCCGGTCTGCTGGCCGAAAACTACGCCGAGCTGACCACCACCTTGCAGGTAATGGCCTGCAAATGTACCGCGCAATGGGTCACTTTTACCCTGGGGGCAATCAACCCGCTCAACAAGAAATTCCCACCCGAACAGTACATCGCCATGCACTGCCGTTTCCGGTTTAAGGGGCAGCACTGCGGCTATGCCGGCGCTGCCACCGAGTGCGCCCGTACCCTGGATGCCTGCAAAGCCCTGGGCAACTCGGCCCGGTTCGGCGGTCACCCTGGCCTTGATGGAAGGGGGATCAGGCTCGTATGAGACACGTCCCTCTGTATACCGATCTGCTGGGCAAGCCGTTTGAATACGGCGGTCGTCGGCCTGATAGTTTTGATTGCTACGGCCTGGCGGTTGAGCTGTACCGCCGGGCCGGTCTTGCACTGCCTGACTACACCAGCACCGATGATCCAGCCGGGCAGGGTGCCGGGTTCATGCACGGGGCAGAGCATCACTTCCAGCAGGTAGATATTCCTCAGGAGCTTGACATCATCCTGTTTCAGGTGTTGCCCCGCTTCGTGTCCCACTGCGGCGTCTATGTCGGTCATGGCCGCTTTGTCCACATCATGAGCAAGATCAGCGTGGCATGCGAGGAGCTGGCCAGCCCGGTATGGCAGCATCGCAATCGCGGAATCTATCGGTTTAAGGGGCTGCCCCATGCCTGATATCACCCTGACCAAGATATACAACCCCTTGAACCGTGGAGACCAGGACACCATCACCTGGGAACATCGCCCCGGCCTTACGGTGGCCGACCTGCTTGACCACACCGGCGCACGGCTGGGCATGGCCCACCGTGACAGCCTGGCCCTGGTGGTGTCGGTCGATGGCCGCGCCGTGCCGGCCAACCAGTACACCACCACAACCCTGATGCCTGGCCAGCATGTAACCATGATGCCGGTGCTGACCGGCGGCGGTGGCGGCAAAGACGTGCTGCGAATGGTCGGCATGGTGGTTCTGGCTATTGTGGCGACGGTTGCCCAGCAGTATTGGGCCACTGCCCTGGTTGCGTCTGGATGGGGTGCGACTGCAGCCACGGCAATATCGATGGTGGGAGCTGCGGCTATAATGGTCGGCGGGTCCATGCTTATAAACAGCCTGCTGCCTCCGGTTATGCCCAAAAACCCGGCCCTCAACGGATACGGCAGCATCGATCAATCCAACAGCTACAGCTGGCACCCGCAGAACACTCAGCAGCAGGGCATAGCTATTCCATGGCACTACGGCACCTGCAAGCTGCATGGTAACGTGATCGGCGTCTACCGTGAGACCATCGGTAAGGATGTCTACCTGAACGCCCTTATCTCCATCGGTGCCGGTGTGCTGTCTGGCCTGAGCGATTTCAAAATCAATGGCCAGCCCTACGGCAACTACCGGGGGATAGAGCTGCACACCCGCCTTGGCCATCTCACGCAGGAGACCATCCCCAACTTTGGCGACACTAGGGTGGAATATCCGCTGGGTACTAAGGTGGTATATGGCACACCGGTTACCTACTCCACCATCGGCAGCAGCTTTGACGGGCTGGAGATCGAGGTAGGCTTCCCGAATGGCCTGTACTACTATGATGACTACGGCAAGCTGCAAAACTTCAGCGTCAACTTTAGCGTGGAGATCAAAAAGCAGGGTGATGCAGCGTGGACAGTGCTGACACAAACACCCTATCAATACAACACATCAGCCGGTGGGTACTGGTCGGCTGGCAGATGGGAGCTTTTGCAGAACGATCAGTACGTCAGCACCGAATACTATTGGAGTGAGGTGGCAACCGGCGGCACCGACCCTAACACCCATTATGTTGGCGAAAAATACAACAAATACGCCACCTGGCAGTGGTTCGGCAGCGAAATAAAGATAGTTTCGGCGGTACATGACTACGCCATAGCCACCGCAGCCAGCACCGGCGCTGTCACCTATACCTATAAGGCGTGGGACTTGGCTGCTGGCGTCTATGACGTGCGTATCACCAGGCTTACCGAAGATCAGACCGACACCCGCTACGGCGATGATTTCTACCTGACCGCCGTGCGTGAAGTGGTGCAGGATGATTTCACCTATCCTGGTGAGGCGTTGATCGGCCTACGGGCATTGGCCACCGATCAGCTTTCAGGCAGCTTCTCCTTTGAGTGCCGCACCACCGGCAAGCTGTGTCGGGTCTATAACGGCAGCACCTGGAGCGTGGCCGCCACCAGCAACCCGGCCTGGATATGTTTTGATATCCTCACCCAGCCGGTATTTGATGCCAGCCTGAACGTGCTGGAATACGCCGCCCATGATCCGGCCAACCTCGACCTTACCCGCTGGTATGAATGGGCGCAGTATTGCGACGATCTGGTGCCGGACGGCAATGGCGGGACAGAAAAGCGGCTGACCTACAACGGCACGTTTGATAGCGTGCAGAGCATGTGGGACGCCGCCCTGTCGGTTGCCAAAATAGGCCGGGCCACCCCCTACTGGCGCGGCACCACCATTACCATTGCCATTGATAAGCCTGCCGATCCGGTGGCGCTAATCACGGTGGGCAACATCGGCCTTGATTCTTTCGAGGAATCATTCCTTTCCATGGAGAACCGGGCCGGTAGCATCGAGGCCGACTTTCTCAACCTTGAGAAAGACCTCGACCGGGACAAGTTCACCGTTATAAACCCGAGCGCACCGGCAGAGTGGGGCAGCGCCAGCCTGCCGCTGCA